GGGGTTTCTTTTTTTTTTTTTTTTTTTTTTTTTTTTTTTATATAAATTATAAAACCTCATACCCTACATCCACCCTCCATACCCTGTATAGTCCGCTCGACACTAGAGACACTTGTCCCCTAGACCAGAGTTAAGTCATTGATAGTCAGTCACTTAGCCTCTTTACGCTCTGTCGCTACCCTGCTCTACTCTGCTTCCACCCTGCCTAATGACCTTCTGAGGAAGCACGATAAACTATTTACAATCACTTCGCACAAGGGACTTGACATTAAGAACGAGCTATGAGATAATTCCCTAGTCGAGCCGAGCACCTAGTCCAATCCCGGCACAAGGGAACACCGGCAAGCTTAAACATTAAGAAAGAGAATAAAATGCCAAAGAAATCAGAACCGAAGAATGTGGGTAGTTCAGCAATTAATGGTGTGGCTGTTGATTTGCTGGAACTTGCAGCTAAGACTAAGGATGCAGATAAGAATGAAACTGCATTTACCTATCAGTTTCCTTCCTTCAAGTCTGAGGTTACTGTTGAGGATATGGTAAAGGCTCTTACCTATACCAATTCTAAGAAGGAAGTTATCAGCGGCGTTAGCGTCCTGCGCGATTATGTCAACACAGCGCTTAAGAATGAAAAGCGTAGTTCTAAGCTTGCTGAGATTAATGGCATCCTGAAGCTTAGGGAAGATCCTGAAGCTGCTATTAAGGCAATGGTGGATCAAATGGTTCTGGCCTATGGTGTTCCGCGTGAAATGGCTGAGGCTAATGTGCGAGCGCTTATTGCACAAGGCTCAGTCGCTAAGGAAGCTTCCAGTCCTGCGGCGTAGACTCTAACGAGTTTAATAAACCCTAGCTATCCGTATGTGGTAGCTAGGGTATTTTTTTGTCTATTATTTATTATCGATTATCGATTATCTATGAGCCTATACAATGCCCAACGTTTGATTATTATTTCAACTAGGGTAAGGACTAGGGAGGCATAAAAAAAGAGCCTAGCAGGGATACTAGGCTCATATAGAGGCAAGCTGAGAGAATGCCTATCTAGTGAATGCTCCACACTTATGGTTAGTGCAAAGTCCATCATCATTTACGAATTGCTTGCAGTCCGAGCACCTGGGATACTTGCAGGAGAGTTTAGTTGTGCTCGTCTCTCGAATGGTGGCTGAGATAACGTATGAGTCTACAGGCAATGCAGCGCCTGAGTTTAGTATCTCCACCATAGTCTTAGAATCCTGATTAGTGTAAAACTTCATAGATACGATTGTCTTAGTGTAGGTATTCTTAAACATTGTACTTTTTCCTTTCAAGCTTGATACCAGTGTGAAACTTAAGCATTAGCTCAGTAGCTATTCTGGCAGCGCCGAGGATTGATGTATCCGAGATATACTCATCACACTGACAGGATGAGTATGCTATCTCCTTATCGTTGTAATCTCTCAATTCTACTACGACATAATATTTCACAAAACCCCCATCATGCAAGCTATGGTGAACAGAGAGAACAGCAGGAGGAAACCTCCAACGAAGCTCCAATCATCTTTCATTTTGATACCTCGGAAATTCTCACACTTACCAGTCCATTCATTCGCAGTGAATCAACGTAAGCCTGTGCAGCTTCCTTAGAATCGAAGCGTGTAGCACAGGATGAATGATTAGGCGTAAACTCAGGCCGAATCCATGATTTAACTGAGCGCCGTCCGTTCAGTGTCACTGTGTATTGTGCGATAAACTTCATATACAGCCTACCTTTCATAGCTACCATAATCAGTAGCCTTATCATTAGAGCATACATAGTATTAGCGTGCGTATATTTATTTTATACGTATGTATTCTATTCATTTCACACAACTATGCATAATAATCCTACACATACCATATCCCCTCTTAGGGTCCCATAAATCGCTAAACCTTTAGGTATAATTCTCACTCACTCTTAAAACATTATGAACTTTATAATAATATTTAGGTACCATCTATATGTATAAAAGTAGGTATCATCTTTTCACTACGCTCAATTTCAATCTTATTACGATTGTAAAGACCCAGTTGACAGGCTAGTACAATGTATGGTACAATAGGGTAGGTCCTTTTAGGGTCAACCCCTTTACACTCTATTAATTATTTATTATCTAGTATTAATTTAGTATACTATTGTACTTAATTATTCCTATGCCTATTCTATTCTTATCTTTAGAGTTAAGACTATGTTAATAATTTCTGAAGAACAATTCTTAAAAGAACTATCTCAGTCTAACTCTAAGTCTATGACTATTGTCGAGGAACTTAATAAGGTTCCTGAAGTAGTTGAGATGGAGAATGGAACATATGATACCTTCCGCAAGCCTGCGGGTATACCTAACATTCCAGATGAGCTTAAGCCTATCATTGGTAGTCTAGCTAGTCTTTCTACTCATGAGGAAGTATCTGAAGCTTTTGGAGTATCTAAAGATACAGTAAGTAACTTAGCTAACGATAATCATAAGAACTCAGAAGTAAGTGAACGGAAAGTTAATATATTAAATGCAATAAAAGATAACATTCAATCTAAAATAGGTTCTTGTGTTGAGTTCTTAGAAATTTCCAAAGCTATGACTCATAAAGAACTATTAGGAACTGCTGAAAGTCTTAGTCGAATTCATCGTAACATCAGTCCAAATGCAGCACCAGAGGTAAATCAAAATGCACAGTTTGTATTCTATGTTCCAGAGCGGCAGAATAAAGTGGAAGATTATACTATTATTGATGCTCCCGTCTAGTTTATATGCTCAAGAAGTTCCACGTGGACCTGTGGATGTTACCATGAAAGTAGAATGGAAACTTCCACTTAACATGACTGCGCCGGAAGGATTACTGTTTGAACCTAGACTTAGGGATTCTAGTACTCCTACATTTGTAGCTCTTACTAACTTTACTTGTTCCCCTCCAACTGTTACTGCTCCCAATGCAGTATGTCGTGTTCCATTGACCCCAGCCTTAGTTACTCAACTTAATGTAGTTGGGAAACATAATCTAACACTTGCTTTATTTCGTAGCGATGTTGGAGAGTCATTGCTATCTACCCCTTTTTCCTTGACCAGTCCGGTGGATGCACCTATCAATCTACTAATTATCAAGTAGGTGCAATTCTAAATTTATCAGCTTCATCATTCACAGCAATGCAGACTACATTATCTAGACTTGCATTGTGGGATTTTAAGGCTGTAATTCAAACTAAGACTGGTCAATATCAACTAACTGCAGTTTGTAAATAATTATGATTCCTTTTAATACACCAAACTCAATGTATCCAGATGTGACTATCTCAGGAAGGTCATGTGCATTAAGTACTATTGAGAGTAAAATTTATCTTAACTTTGATCCTACTCCCATTGATACTCCATTATTTAATGATAAGTCTGAGGATGTATTATTCTTACGTAATCACATTTATGATGATAAGTATTACTTAGGTGGTAAGGGACATTTTAGTGGCAGCGCGTGGTTATTTGATTACTCTAGGTATAAGTGGTATCACTTTGGTCTAACTGGGACTAATCGCCCGGTAGCTTTCTTTGGACCTTATGCCTTTATCTGCAGGAATAACTTCCTAATTGAAAGACTTAATCTAGTTACCTTAAAGATTGATAATCAAATTAATGGATTAATTGGAGTTAATGGTATTCAATGTATCACTGACTCTGGTAAGATTATCTCAGGTGACTCAGTATATGATGGTCATTTAAATCCTAAGATTAACGTAGCTGAATACACTAAGTTATATGACTCCAATGGACAAGATGAAGTAATCATTGGACAAGGATATAATGGTGGATGTATAGTCGTATTTGACAATGGTTCTCAGCGTAGAGTATTAGAGCCTGGTAATTGTAGGTTCATTAATTCATACCGTAAGAATCTAGAATTTGCTGTAGCTATATCCAAACTCTCAGAAGGTAAATCTAAGACTATCAGATTTAGTAGGTCTGAACTTTATTCTTTACCTCTTGAGAATGTTATCATATTACCACCAATCATTATTCCAGACCCTCCTAAGGATAATAAAGTGATTAATGAATCAGTCCTTTTAACTATCTTCTCTAATTCATATGTTGGTCTAGAGAATAATGATGAATCTAAACGTAAGTTTATCTTAGCATTCTGTTCTTACGTAAATGGTATTCGAGGGAATAATAAGTTAGGTGGTAAAGCTCGTGAAGGATTAGGAGAGCCTAGTAAAGCTACCATTGGATATTGGATTAATGGTGATGGTCCTAGTTCTCCTACTGATGGAATAATGGATGTATTTCAGTTAGTATCAAGTTCAGGATTAGTATCCTGGGATACACGAGCTGAGAGTGGTGATCCACTCTATAAGAATATATTTGGGCGCTTCTTTCCTGTGGGTTCTAGTGTAGTTATTCCACCTATTGAAGAACCACCAGTTAATAATACAGACTTAGAAGTTAAAGTTAGTGAATTAGAAAATAAGTTAAATAATGCTTTAACGGCTATTAAGTTCTTAGTTGATATGACTGTTAAGGTTGGAGATCAGATTACATTACAGACTGAGAAGGGTTTCTACTTATGTCCCGAAGGTAATGGATTAGCTCAGGATTTAATGGACCCAATTCTCAGACAGTCAGGTAATGTAACTGCAAGTCGAACTAAAGTTGAAGAATATGAAACCTTAAAGGTTGGTAGAGGATGACAGCTCCAGAATGGGTTTTAATTATCACTACAGTCTTTACTGGTATTGTTGGAGTAATCACAGCTTTTAAGTCTAATCAAACTAAGAATGCTACTAAAGAGAATAGTGAAAAGTTAGATAATGTTCACGTTAAAGTAAATGGTAATTTTGAAGAGATTAAGAAACAGAATATTCATCTACAGCGAATGTTAGTAGAACTCGTAGCGTATGTTGACCCTGTGGTATATGAGAGAATTAAGAATAAGATTCTCTCAGAAGAAAATGTAAGTAAGACTAGACGTAAATTTGATTTAGGAGTTTAAAATGTTAACTGTTGGAAAAATTACTAAGCTTGTGCGTGACCGTGGCTTTGGATTCTCTGAAGATGAAGCTGGGCAATTATACTTCTTTCATTATTCTTCTATTGACCCTAGGACTAGAGTTAAGTTTGAAGATTTAAATGAAGGAAACTCAATTCAGTTCATTGCAGAACCTAGTGAAAAAGGGCCACGAGCTAAGCCACGTTCTTTAAGCTTAGTCTAATGGAAGCTAAAGTCATAGGTAAGATATGTAGAATATACAGGTCTACTTGTGATTGTTGTGGTTGTAGTACTAAGTTGGGAGATATAATTATATTAACTAAATCTGGAATAATTACATGTAAGCATACGCATGGACAATTCAAAGGACGTTTACTTAAAACTCCGAAAATCAATTAGGTTATTAAGGCTCAATGGTAGTCATAATGATTTAGTCTTGGAAGAGTTGAGTAATATTGAGATAGATAAGCTGGAACGAGAGTTAGCAAATAGAATAGATAATTATATGGCTGATAGGTATAGGATACATAACACTAAGAATAAGAAATGAGTAAGACTACATGGGAACCCTTCCTGAAGCAGAAGGAATTTCTAGACCTGAGCTTTAAGATAAGGGAGGCCCTTTTTGGGGGCGCTGTAGGTAGTGGTAAGACTGAACTTCTTATCATGCTACCTATAGCTTATGGTTTCCATAAACATCCTAATCATAATGGAATCTTATTTAGAAAGACTTATCAGCAGCTAGAAAAATCTATCATCCCTCGTGCGATGAAGATTTATAAGAAAGCCCTGGGTGCAAGTTGGAATGGAACTACTCGTTGCTGGACATTTCCATCTGGAGCTAAAGAATATGTAGGTTATCTTGAAACGGAACAAGATGCTCGTGACCATGATACTAACGAATATAATCTTGTTCGGTTTGAAGAATTAACACAAATTCAAGAGTTTTGTTACAAGTTCATTACTAATGCACGTCTTAGAAGTGTAATACCTGAGCTTCCTGCAATGAGTAGGAGTGCAAGTAATCCTGGTGATATTGGTAATGATTACGTAAGAGATTATTTTGTTAAGCCTAATCGTAAGGGTGGCGCAGTTATTAGGTCTGCTATAACTGGTCAGCTACGTTACTTCTTACAAGCTACAATATATGATAATCCACTCTTATTAAAGAATGACCCAGAATATGTGAAGATGCTTCTTGGCTTACCTGAAGCTGAGAAGCGCGCGAAATTATATGGTGACTGGTGGGCTTATGCTGGTGATGTATTCAAGGAATTCCGTGGTCAACATTTTGGTGATGAGCCAGAGAATGCATGTCACGTAATTGATAAATTTGATATTCCATCATGGTGGCCTGTTGTACTAGCGATAGATTGGGGTTACAGAGCACATACATGGGCTGGATGGTTTGCTATCTCACCAGAGGGTAGAGTTTATTTATATCGAGAATACTTTGTAAATAAGACTACTATTGCTAAGTGGGGAGCTGAGATTTGTAGTTTAAGCCAGTATGAAATAGCTAATGGTCAACTTCGTTCAGTCGAATTAGACCCATCAGCTTGGCAAAAAAGAGGAACTGAGAAAGATATTTGGCAACAGTTCTATGATGCTACAGATCATACTCTTAGACCACATCAGGCTGATAATGGTAGGGTTCATGGTAAGCAAGTAATACATGATATGCTACGTTGGGAGCCACGGCCGCCAAGATTTGTTGTAGATGCTAGTAAGTATGATGCGGAATTAGCTCAGAGAATTATTGCTGATTATGGTTTACGAGCCTATAACAACTACTTAGCTCAGTTTCAACCTGATAAAGCTGAAGGACCAATTCCACGTTTACAGATTTTTAACACATGCCCGCATGTCATTGAAGCGATTGCAGCTTGTAAGTATAATGATACTGGTAAGGGAAATGTTGAAGATGTGAAAGAGTGGGAAGGTGATGATCCATATGATGGATTAAGATATGGAATCACAGCTGTAGATAGGTATCTAAACGGAGTAAGTAGGGAAGCTGAGGAACGAAGGGTAATTGATAATGTTATTAAAACACTTACAGAGACTGGTGACCAAACTGCTTTCTATCGTAAAATGGAAGCAATTGAAGCAAAATTACAAGGAAAGAAGCCAGTACGACGTGGTGGATTTAACTCCAGAAAATCCTACTATCGAGCATCTTGAGCATCCTAAGAAGATAGACTATTGGTATTTTGCTCATACTGAGAAACTTCTTCATGGACAGATAGCATTATTAAGGCACGAACTAAGTGTAAGACAGTCCGAGCTATCCGAGCTAACTAAGCTAATTCATACTCCTGAGGAAGTTCATATTAAACCTGATAATGAGCGTGCGACAATGCCAGTAGGTAAGATGGCTAATCCCGCTAGGAAGTTAGCTGAGATGGAAGATATTGAGCGCCGTAGATATTGGGAAGATCAAATTAAGCTTAGAGAATCTATAAAAGAAACTGAAGGTAATATCATTGAGGCTGAGTCTTGAGTACTCAGTTAGAAAAGGTTAGAACTATGGCAAAAATGAGAGGCTTACTTCCTAGAGTATCTGGTAGTGCAGGTAGAGTTAAAGACGATGAAAATAAAATGGAGTCTAGAAGGAATGAAATGATTCGACGTAGAGGTGAAACTTCTGCTAGAGGTGGAAGTCAAGATGTTAATCTATCTGACCCTAAAGCTGGTAAACCTATGGGAACTATGACTAAAGGTGATACTAGTTATACAGTTATGGGTGGAGATAATGAAGATCCTAGGTGGAATGAATACTATAAGGACCAAATTAAGTCGAAGAAAGTCAAAGGCTTAGGCAAATAGATATGTTTCCACCTACTGAAGCTACTCAGGGTATTCCACAAGATATCCAGACTGAACCAGAGGCACCTACATTACCGCCTCCAATGAATCAGTCTGTTGATACTAAACCTGAGAGTGATGATGAAGGTGATGAAGAATATGTAGACCCTTTGGATGGAGAGGAAAGTCTACAAAAAGCAGTCATGGATATTCTTCATGACTTCGACCTTATTGAGGAGACTACTCGTAATTATAATATTAGAACTTATAAGAAGTGTGAGAATTACTGGCATCATATTCAGAATAACTATTGGTCTGAATATGCTGGTGATTGGAGAACTCCGGCGCAGTTCTTTGAACAGAATCCAGATCAGCCATTCTCGGATGTTGATTTAAAAATTACTAATATCTATCGTGCACATGGTGAGTCTATTGTAGCAGCTCTATCTGTCAAGCCTCCATCTGTTAGGTTTTTTCCTAATGATGCTGATAGACCTGAGGATATTACGAGCGCTAAAGCTCACAGTAAAATTGGTAAGATGATTGAGCGTCAGAATAAGGCTAAGCTCCTTCTGATGCGAATGATTTATATCTTATACAATCAGGGATTCGTTGCAGTTCATAACTACTCTCATGAATCTGAAGAATATGGAGTAGTTCAGAAGCCTAAGTATGGGAAGAAGAAAGTTCATTACTCTAAAGCTCTATGTGCCGTATGTGGAGAAACTCTATCTGAAGAAGGTCCAAGTGATGAAGTTATTAAGGAACCTTCGGTAGTTCCACCTACTGTATGTCCAACTTGTGAGAATGAAGTTGTTCCATTATTTGAGAGCACTGAGGATGAAGTACGTTATCAAGATGGAACTATTAATAAGTCTAAGTGTAGACAGAAGTTAGTTCCCTATGGTCCTCTTAATGTTAAGGTTTCATCTTACGCTTATGATCAAAGAAGCGTGGGAATACTAGTTCTAGATTCTGAGCAAGCTTATGCTAAGGCTCAGGATATGTATCCTAATATTGCAGATAAGATTAGGCCAGGAACTTTAACTAATGATACTAGTGTAAGTGCTAGGACTCCTAATACTGTAGTAGATGCATATACTAAGAATAACGTAACTGTTCGTCAATTCTGGTTACGCCCCTGGATGTTTAATGCATACACTAAATCAGGAGATCCACATGAAGATGCAATAGTACAGGCACTGAAGAAGAAGTTTCCCAATGGCGCTTGTATTCATGCTGTTAATGATTTGTATGCTGAATCTCAACCTGAATCATTAGATGCAGCTTGGAGTATTTCTTTCAATCCTATGAGTCGTTATATCCACTCTGACCCCATTGGGTTAGGAATGTTGGATATTCAGGATATGAAGAATACTCTAGTTAATTTACAGGTTCAGTCAGTTGAATTTGGTATTCCTGAAACTTTCGTTGACTCAGAGATTTTAGACTTAGAAGCATATGCAAAAAATAGGGGAGGTCCAGGAATGACCTTTCCTGTTAAAGTTCCAATTCCAGGTACTGCGATAGGTAATTACTTCTTCTCAAATAAGCAAGCTACGCTAACTGATGAAGCCGGTAGATTAGAGGATAGAGTTGATGCGTCTGGTCAATTTATTTCTGGAGATTATCCTAGTATCTACGGTGGTCCTAATTCTGGAGATACTGCTGCTGAATATTCTATGTCCAGACAGCAAGCCCTTCAAAGACTTAGCACCACATGGACTATTCTCGGATTCTTATGGGCAGACGTTATCAAGCGCTCAGTTGAAGGATACATAAGTAATCTAAAAGAAGATGAATATTATGTAGAGAAGGAAGCTGAGAATTTTATTAATATCTGGATTAAGAAGTCAGAACTAGCTGGTAGTGTTGGAGAATGTTATCCTGAGGAAAGTGAGCAGTTTCCAACATCCTGGGCACAGCAACGTGAAGTAATGATGCAGTTAATTACTATGCAATCTCCCTTAATGGAAACTGTAATTGCTGACCCAAATAATAGAACTGAAATTGCTAAGTTACTTGGATTAGAGGCACTTTATATTCCTGGTGAACAAGATAGAAGGAAGCAGCTTGATGAAATCTCAGTCTTAGTTCAGGCTGAGCCAATTGATACTGGTATAGTTAATCCTCAGACTGGACAAGCTGATTTACAATCTACAATTCAACCAGAGAAAATTGACGACCATAGAGTTCATATTGATACAGCTAAACATTGGATGAATAGTGAAGTTGGTCAGTATTATAAAGAGAATAAACCAAGTCGTTACTTAAATGTTATGCTTCATATGGAAGCGCATGAAATGATGGAACAGGCTATGATGATGTCTATGGGTCAAACAGGCCCAGGACAACCAGAACCTACAGCGGGGAGTGGAGTAAATTAATCTTATGAGAAAGTATATTAAACACATCACATGGATTCCATTAATTTTCGGGCTAGTCTTAATATCTTATGATACGACTAAAGCTCAAATTACTAAGAATCAACCTTGGGCTGCGCAGGTAACTCTAGCTGCGGGAGATACTACTAAAACTCTATTAGCTGCACCGGGAGCTGGTAGAACTACAGTAGTTACTAGTTTAGCTTGTACTGTAGGTTTAGCTGCTGCACAAGTTGTGACAGTTGCAGGTGGAACTAGTACATATCTAGTTATTGGAGCTTCTGCACCATTGGCTACTTATTTTACACCTGATATGGTTTATGGTTTAGCTGCGCCAGTTAATACAGCCATTATCATTACTCCTGCGGCCGCTGGTCCTATTGTATTCTGTATTGCTGAAGGTTATTATACTACAACTGGTGTCTAATTAATTCTGGAGAATGATAATGGCTGATGAACTTAAAGTTGAAATTAATCCTGATTTGAATGATGAGAAGTCTGACCTCGACTTATTGAATGATGATACTAAAATTCCTGAAAAGGAAGAAGAAGTAAAATTAGATGATAAGGAAGATATACTCGAAACTGAGGAAGAGGATGAAGATAAACTGGAAGTTGAGGAAGATAATGAGGATGAAGAAACTGAAGAGGAAGAACTTCCAGAAAGTAAGTTAAGGCCATCTCTCAAAACTATGACGGATAAGTTTCCGGATCTTCCTAAGATTCTGAAAGCTTTTCCTCAGTTACGTGATGCATACTATCGTGAAGGTAAGTTTACTCAGATATTTCCTACAGTTGAAGATGCTACTCAGGCGAGTGAATTAGCTGATACATTCCAGGAATTTAACGAACATTTTATTAATGGTAGTTCTAAGGAACTTTTAGCTGCTTTAAGCCAGAATAATCCTGATAGCTTAAAGAAGTTAGCTACTAATTTTCTACCTACTCTTAATGAACTGAACGCTGACTTATTCTACGATGCAATTATTCCTAGTATTAATAATGTAATCCGCAACCTTCACACAACTGGTGAGAAGGAAAAAGATAATAACATGATGGGAGCTGCTAAAATTCTTAGCAAGTTCTTACATGGAACATACGATATTCCAATTCAAGAAACTAAGAAAGACCCTGAGATTGAGCGTGAGCGTAAGAAATTAGACGATGAGCGTAATACAGTTGAACGAGAGAAATATGATGAATTCTCAACAACAGTTCATTCTCGTGCAAATCGTTTAATGACTAAAGCTATTACAGATGGTTTAGACCCTGAAGGAAGTTTAACAGAGTTTACTAAATCTGCAATTATCGAAAAAGTAATTGATAAAATTGGCGAGGAATTAGAGAAAGACCCACAGCATAATAAGTTAATGGAGAAGCTGTGGAAGGGCGCGCAGCAAACGAGATATAAGGGTGAATCAGCAGACAGATTATTAACCGCGTTCCTGTCACGCGCTAAGCGATTAATCCCTGAAATCCGAGCTAAGTTCAAAGCTGAAGCACTAGGTACAAGTACTAGAAAAGGTAATGGTATCGCTAAGACTACTAAGAGGGATGCCACTACTGGAACTAAGACTAGGGAAGTTAATAGTTCAAAGATTCCAGCTAAGACTGATAGGAATTTTTGGAAGCAAAATTCAGACAGAGCATTATTAGATTAATTTTATGGAATTATTATTAATCGGATTATTAGGATATGCATCTCCAGCGATAGGAATTGCATATGTTAAACTTTGTGAGAAATTGATTGGAAGGAAATAATGTTATTAGAAGCACAAATTAGTGGAGCTGAACTTGAAGCAGTTAGGAAGAAGCTTCCACTATTACTCGAACGTGATGATACTTGGTTCTCTAATGTTGAGAAGAAAGATGTAGAGAAAGTATCGGCGCGAGATATGCGAATTCCACTGGAATTGCGTCCCGGTGGTAACTTTGGATATTTTGATCCTGATGGTGGAGACTTAGGAACGGGCGATGGTCCGACTATTTCTGCTGCAACTATTGGTACTGTTCACATGAAGTTAGGTGTTCAGTGGACTAAGAAAGCAGAATGGTCAACTGACGACCAGAGGAAAAGCATTGTAAGTACATTTAAGCATTTAGTTGCAACTGGAATGAAAGAATTTCGGCGGCAGCTTGATAGTCAGTGTTTAACTGGTGGTGATGGAGCTATTGGAACTATTAGTAACGTAGGAACTGCATTAGGTATTGATACCTATACATTAGGTTCTGATGGCTTCGGCGCTCGTTTATTACGTTTTGGACAATCCATTAACGTATATAATGCTGCTCTGAGTACTAATCGTACGCTTGCTAATGAACGTAAAATTCTTTCTTACGACTTAGCTAACAAGCAGATTACTGTTAATGCAGTAACTGGTGCGATTGCAACTGATAGGATTGTTACTGGTGGACTTTCAGCTACTCCTGCTGTGGGTTTATTCGGTTTACCTTATCATCACTCTAATGCTTCTACTGGAACATGGTTAGGTTTTAACCGCGCAACTACACCAGAAATTCGAGCAAATCGAGTTAATGCTGGTGGTGGTTTAGCGCTTCCTTTTGCACGTTTGGCAATCAATAAGATTGGCGATCGTGTTGGAATGGATACGCAGGTTCAGGTTGAAGCTTGGATGCATCCATGTCAAAAGCAGGCTTATGAACAGCTTGGTCAACTTGTCAGCGTTATTCAGAAGCAGCCAAAGGATGAGGCGCTTGATTTATTCTTTGGTGATAATATGCAGCTGGCTGGTGCTCCTATCCGCACACATTTTAGCTGGGATAAGACCCGTATTGATTTTGCTGCTAAGAATCTTTGGGGTCGTGCGGAAATGCATGAAGCTGACTTCTATGATGTTGGTGGGCGTAGGTATTTTGAATCTCGTGGTGCAAGTGGTGGTGTGGCTGCGAGCCAGATTTTCTATCTTAGCTCATCCTTTAACTTGTTCCACTCTAATCCAGCGGCAGCAAGCTATATTGATGGATTGACTGTTCCTGCTGGTTACTAAGTTTTTATTAACTTAAGAGAGGAAGAATAAGATGTTAAGGAAAGATAGTATTGCTGCGTTACAGGAAGATAATGTTACTGAAGCTGACTTTCGATTTCTCACTACAATTGGTGGTCAGCAACAGTCTCTAGATGGTGGTGTTGTAGCATCATTAGCTGGAGTTTTACCTGCACCTCAGGCTTTTATGACTGTGGTTTCAGGTGCATTAGCTCTCACAGGTATTACACTTCCATATCCTACGTTCGCGGGTATGATTTGTTTACTTCCTACTGGTATATTTACTTGGACGGCGGCAGGTAATATTGCAGTAGCTGGAACTGCTGTTGTGGGTAAGGCTCTTTATTTCACTTACCTTCCTTCAACTGGTAAGTGGTATCCTAGTTATCTCGCATAATTGAACTAATGAAAGGAAAGGATGGAACTACACATACACATACATAACCCTGATGTAGAAGTTAAGATTGACAAAGTGATCAAAAAACTGGAGACTATAGTGAATAAAGTTGATGAATTGAAAGCGGAACTCACTGCAGCAAATGAAGTTACGAATGAAATTGCTGTGGATGTTCAGGATTTACTTAATAAGCTGGTTGTTGGTGGACTGACTGCTGCTGAAGCTGATGAAGTTAAGGCACAGATTGTTACGCTTACAGCTCGTTTGCGTGCAGTTGCATCACAGCATAGTACGGAACCAGTGGACCCAAACGTCCCTGTCGTTGAAGGTTAATTAACTTTTATAGGAGATTCTAACCCTAGCGAAATATTAAAAGTTCCAGTCTGACCAAAAGGACTAGATAGGGTTTAATAAAGTAGCTAGGGTTAGGATAATTAAAATGCTATCAACTAATGAACTCTCTAACTATAACGATTCATTACTACTCAAGTATGGTAGGATATTTGATAGACCTAAGTATAGAATTACATGGTCTACTGAAGCTTTTGAACAAAGATATGTGGAAGGTAAAGAATATATTGGAAATATCTATCTAAGGGATGTTAAGGCTATTAAGGAAATGCCTAAGTATCCTAGAGATAAAGATAGATATGTCCTAGAGATTTTAGTTGAGATTCCGGCGGCGCTCAAAGATGAGTTAGTGGGAGATAGAGGACTGACCTATGAGCCTCTCTACTTCTTTAAGAAGAAAGAACAATATATCCAACCTAACTGGTTATTAATTGATTGTATAGCTTGTTTCTCACATTTTCCAATTGTTGAAGCTGTTGATTCATTAGTGTCACAGTTTATTAAAGCTGATAGGAAAGAATATGAGGAATGCTTAGATATTATTAATGATGAATTACCTGATATGGCTATAGCTCTTAGGCGTGGACATGCTGCATTTATTGACAGCACTAAGAAATTTCACTTGATTAATTAGGAGTATATTATGAATGGTATTGGTTGGGCTATTAAACAGATGCAACATGGTTTAAGGGTTTCTAGGTCTGGTTGGAATGGTAAGGGAATGTGGTTAGCACTACAAGTTCCAGATGTTAATTCCAAGATGACATTATCTTATATTTATATGTATACGGCGCAGGGAGATTTAGTGCCTTGGTTAGCTTCGCAAACAGATATTTTAGCTAATGATTGGGATGTGGTGAATTAGTATGGAACCTTCAGTAACTATTGTATCGATTCTCCCATACGAAATTTATGACTCGAAGCCTAATCTTTACCCTGGGAACTTTACTATCCCTGCTGGTAATGCGGCAAAGCCGGGTTTATTGGAAATTGAGCGTTCTACATTTCATATTCCTATGGCTTTTGGCGCTCCTCCTATGCGAGCGCATTCTAGTCCATTTGAAGTAGCTACATCAGTAGTTAATGATTATGTCGGCGCATTACTTAGTGTTGGTCCTGATACTAAACCTGGAGTTTGGGTAGAAGATAAGACATTTAAGAATTCAGCTTTAGCTGCAGTTCAATTAGCTGAGAAGATTGCTGAAGTTCTGATTAAGCAGCAGAAGTGGTTCTTTAGCTTAGTTAATTTAGCTGACGCTGAATATAATAAGCACAAGAATGCAATGGCAATTTCAGACTTTCAGAAGATGGCGGCGCGAGAACTTAATCTTAAGGATAAGCCGTGGCTACTGGATATGTCTCAGCTTGCTATTAATAACTGTCCAGCATGTTACGCAGCAATTAATGCTAACGCTATTATTTGTTCGTCTTGTAGGTATGTTATTAAACCGGAACTTTACGATTCCAAGAAATTTGCAGTCGAGACAAGGGCACAATAGATGGCTGGATTACTAGCTAGTGAGATAATGGATGAGGCGGCGTTATTATTAAATGACGCTAGTAGACTCACGTTTACATACACAATCCAGATTCCCTGGTTAAAGCGTGCAATTAACCAGTTCACTGATGAACTAGCTGTTAATTCAATCAAGTTACTCAATAAGACTGGCGTTGTAGTATATCCAGTAGTGGGAGCTACTACGACTATTGCAATGCCACCTGATTGTTTAATTCCTACTAAGCTGGAGGAACGAGCATTAGGTAGTTCTGATGCATGGATTCCTATGACTGAAGTAGGAAGTATCAGTGCTAATTCTAACATTGGTCAGAGTTCATTCTTAATTTGGGCATTTCAGGGAACTCTATTAAATTCAGTTCCAGTTATTGATGTTCCAACTATTACTGGATTGAAGGAAATTAGAGTTACCTATGAACGCTTTCTACCCTACTCTGGTATTACTAGTGCATCAGATTTTACCACTGCTCTCACAATTCAATCTAAAGGATTCTTAGCATCTAAAGTTGCTGAGTTTATTTCTCGCTTCGTCCTAGCTAATAAGCAACGAGCTGATGAATTAAAGCCTGAGAGTGGTATGTGCTTGCATAAGATTGTGCAAGTATGGACTAGGAATAAACAGAATAAACCAGTAAGACATACTAGATTTAATGTTCAAACTGATTTCATTCCAGCTACTCCAGTAAGTAGTGGTGGTTCTAGCATAGTTATTAATTCTAATAATATATTAGATTGGACTAATGTAAAGAATGCACCTTATAATGCTAAGGGCGATGGATTAACTGATGATACTACAGCTATTATAGCAGCTTATAATGCTACTCCTACAGGTGGAACTCTTTATTTTCCTAAGGGAGTTTACATCATTACTGGATTAATATGTAATAAGACTATTGATATTAGGGGTGATGGTGCTTATTCAGTTATTCGTAATACTGGAGCTGGGAAAGATGCAATATTTTTTGATGGATTAACTATTGGTTATATTATAGCTGCATCTGTTAGAGATATTTCAATTTGTGGTTCGGCTGGAACTAGAGATGGATTAAGGTTATCTCAAGTTCATCAATCAGTATTTGAGAATGTTAAGGTATGTGGAACTGGAGCTACTGGTTTTCATTTAATGGGTTGTCTATTAAACTCATTTATAGGTTGTTCAGCTTCTACTAATTTAACTAATTTTAGTGGACTACCTATAGCTGTAATGCAACGTGGTTGGCATTTAGATAGTCAGGTTGGTGGTATTGGAGATAGTAACGGTAATACATTTACAGCTTGTCATGCTGAAGGAATTACTACTGCACCAGGTATTGGATTTGATGTATATTTCGCATTCGGTAATTCTTTTATTTCATGTATATCTGAAAGTAATACTGTTGGATTAAATCTAGGTCAAGATATTGGAATTGAAGCAACTAGAAATTCGTTTGTAAGTATATATTTTGAAGCTAATGGAACGAATACTATTGGGAATAGAAATAATAATGCATTTATAGGTAGTTATGATTTAGTTGATTTTGTTAATTGGTTTGGTGATGTAACTGTACAGGACACATTAAATTTAGGCGCTACTCCAGCTACTGGTGGAATGGTTAATTTAACTAACAATAAATATATTAGAGCTAGAGGAGTTGCTGGAGGTGGGGCTAATCTTATAGGAATGGATACTGGTAATGTAATTCTTATTGGTGATCCTAACTTTAGTTTAAGTTTAAATGGTCCCATAGGTTTTTATGGGGTTGCTCCAGTACTTAGACAATTATTTCCAACTGGAACTGGTAAGACTGTAGATCAATTAATTACTGCACTTCAACTGTTAGGTTTATTAAGACAAGTATAATAGGAGATTAAGATGGACACTTTTGATCCAAAGACAGGTTTGATTATTCCTCATAATGAACCTAAAAAGAATGAGCCTATTGTTGAAGCTCATATCATTCAACCTGCTAAGACTGTTGATTTGATTGGGGGAGCATCTAATCCTTCAGTACCCACACATGGAACTGTTAAGGATGGTGACTTAGCTAATCAGGATGGGCAATCTATTACACTTCCTGATGATGTTAAAAATCAATTACCTAGTGTAATTAAGGAAGATAGTGCTAACATGGTAGTTTATCGTGAGATGTTAGCTAAGGCTCATGATAGTCTTAATGGAGCACAGTTAGGTGATATTAATCCTGGTCATCCTTATTGGGGTCTTATGAATGCTGCTAGGCAGTATGCAAATGAGAGGAAACTGTAATGCCAATTCAAAATATGTTTGCTGCTCTTAAAGTTCAGGCTTTAGCTCAGTTAGCCAACTTTAATGCTGCAACTGTTGTAGTTTCTGGTGATGTATTAGTAGTGCGCCGTAGATTTACTCTAGCAGAAGTTAATGCTGGAGCTGTATTACTTCCACCTATCTTTGGAATCAAGTATCGTTTAACTGATGCTAGGATGATTTCTATTGGTGGAGCTTTTACTACATCTACATTAGTTCGCATTACTGGAACTCAGGCGGCGGCAGTTGTAGCATTATTGGGAGTAGCTATTGCAGCTTTATCTCAATCAGCGGTTGTACGAGCTGGTGCAGCTAACGCTACAGTATTAGCTGATGGAGCATCATTTATTGAGTGTGATGTTCAGACTGGAATTAACGTAGATAAAACTGGTGGCGCTGGAACTGTAGCTACAGCAGTTGATGTGGAAGCTTCATTTGTATTAGTTGAGGGATAATGCCTTTAACCCTTAGGTCATCTCAATGTAGGGGATTTTTTGATAGGGGGACGCCTGACCAGTGTCCTCCTGGTTATTTATCCCAGTTCTACAATTTCATGGTTAGGAATGGTTTTATTATTCCTAGGCCCGGTATGGTTACTCGCCCAGTTGGTAGAACAAAAGTTAATATTCAACATCTATCAATTTATAAACCATCACCCGTAGCTGGCATTGTTACTCCCGCATTAATAGGCCATCAGGGTGGTGGTCCTCCTGCTATATTTAATATGGATTTAGGTGGAGCAGGAACACTAATCTATAACTCGACGCAGAATTATCATTCATGGATTAACTTCTATGGGCGTGGATACTTCTCATTACATGATACTAATGTAGGTAGTGCCACTGAAAATCTTCAAGTTTACGAGGGTGCAGCTACTACTAGGAATGCTGCGGGATTAAAACCTGTATCAGCTATGCTTGGAGCTGCAGCAGTTGGTGGAAATTTAGGTGTTGGAACTTACTTAGTAGATGTAGTCTATGTAACTACCACAGGATTTATTACTAAACCATCTGGTAACGTCTTAGCTAAGAACTGTTTTGGGGGTTATAAAATTGACCTCACAGTAATTCCTATTGGTCCTGCGGGAACCTTTGGGCGCAAAATTATAATGACTAAGTCTATTCCACTTGGGACTTATACTGGTAATCCTAACGATTATGAATTTTTCTTTGCACCCAACGCTTTCATTCAAAATAATGTCGCTACTACTTTTGCACTAAGTGAGTTTGATGGTAATTTAATTTCTAGTTCTGATTATTTATTCAACTTACTAGAGACTATTCCCTCGGGAGTTGGAGTTGGAGATTATAACTCTCGTCTCTTAGTGTATGGTGAGAATGCTAATCCCTCAATCATTAGAATTAGTGCCCCCGGCGATCCAGAAACTATTGATGCTATATCTAACTTACTAATAGTTGACCCATCAGAATCTGATGGTCTTAAGAATAGCGTTACACTGCGAGGTAATCTATATTTATTTAAGTCCTATAGGATGTATGTTACATCTGATAATGGTGGTAGTCCATCCACTTGGCAGGTAGATACATTTGATTCAGGTGTTGGAACTGAATGCTATGGAGTTTCTGCGGTACTAGATGCCAAGGGAACACATATGAATCAGTATGTAATTGCATCTAGGAGTGGTCTAATCTTATTCGATGGTATACTTAGATTTCCTGAATTAACTTATAATGTTGAGAATACTTGGAGAGATATAGATCAGGATTTATTCGCACAAGTTGAACTGGTAATGAATCCAGTTAATAAGCATATCTACTGTATCATTCCTCGTAATGATGGCTCTCGTACCTTATTGGTCGGAGATTACTCAGAGGGATTAGGATTTGAAACTATTAAATGGTCAATCTGGGAACATGCTAGTGGTCATTCCTTTGGTGATTTCTATTCTATCGTAACTAGTATTGAAACTGGTGTGCCAGTAATCTACGTTAGCAATACTACATTTGTTGGTTCATTAAATATAAATAATCCATCAGCGGTTGATTCTACATTTGGATTAGATACAGCATTTCCATGTAAAATGCAAAGTGCACCATTAGTATTTGGTGAAAATGAAATAGGTTATCAAGCTATTACTTCAGTTAATCTAATGCAAGCTAATGGTGGACCCGGTGAAATCTCAGTAACTGGAATAAGTTTAAGTGATGTTCCTAGTTCAGTATTATTAGCTGCTAATTTCTTTCCGTTTTTATCTATCGGTGGTAAGGCTCAAGGTAAATTTCTATATACTCCATTCTTTGATATGCTACCTGGTATATTAATTAATGCTATCAGTACTAGTAAACCTAAGATAATGAAAGTAATTATTGATGGCTATCTAATGGGTGAACAGTGAGTAGTAGAAATTATCCATCCATTTCAACACTAGTTAATGCTATATCTGGTGGTCTGTCTGATGGACAGGCTTCAGATTTAATGCATAAAATTAGTGATGATTTAGATATGGTCTTTACTCAGATTAATACTGGACCATTACCTGCTGTAAGTGGAGCTAATTTATTACATATTAATCCAGTAAATATTGATTCACCGGGTGATAATCCTCCATTAGTTGAAAGTCAGGGTAAAGTAGCATTCTTAAATGTTGCTAATATTTTTATTAAAAATCAAGAAATAGATTTAGACCTAGGTCAATTAATTCTTAAAATTACAACTACTCCAACTAAGTTTGGTAGAGTTCAAACAATAGCCGATGGTAATTTTTTATTTTCATCCAATCTTTCTTGGAGTGGTGCAGTATTTCAAACTGATGCTGGTAATGGTTCTGGTATAAATTTTACTGATGAAATTGTTAGAATTAGACAACGTATAGCTGGAGTAGATTATACTCCAATTACTGTTGATGCAACGCGCAGAATTATACTAGGTCATCCATTAAACATTAGTGGTGCAGCAGATGAAATACTATTAGCTAATAATAAAGGTATTAGAGCTGCTAATGCTGCCGCTAGTGGTGGACTTGAGATAGCTAGATTAGATGCTAATAATTTAGTTAATTTAGGTTCCCATACTAATGGAACTGGTGGAGATGGTAATATTTCTATTTCACGCTCAACTACAGCTAATATGCCTACCGCTGGAGCTACTAGAAATGGAATACTTATCATTAATAGTACAACTAATGAACTATGTTTTTATACTGGTAACCTTCGCTATAAATTAGTTGGAGTTGCATTCTAATGTTTAAAGCTAGAATTATTAAGTTATCAATAAGTGCTCATATTATTTATGAAGATAATGATAACGTACTAGGTGAGACTAAGACCGAACCAATTGATATTTATCGAGGAACGGATATTAATTATGAACTTATTGAGAAAATTGAACAACTTGCACTTCAGGAATTTGCAAGTGGGAGACTTACAAAGGGTTGATGAGATTTACAGAACGCATTATGAGAATGAATTTTGCCTCCCGTCTCTTCATCACACTATTGGGAGTGGCATCATTAGCAATGGTGATGTTATTACTGCTTTTGGAATGGTCAGATTATATCCGGAAGCTATCATCATAATTGATAAGTCATTAGATTTACAGACTAAAGTTAATTCATTGGAATTATTATATGAACAAGCAGTTAAGGTTTGTAAGCATAATAATTTTAGTGAGTTAAATGCTCATACTATTGATTCTAAATATAGTAACTTATTAACTAAAAGATTAGGATTCAAGGCCATTAAAGGAAACTTATTACAAGTAGGTATTAAAGATGGGTAATGCATCAAAGAATAAGACTAACGACTTACTTGATAAAGAACGTAGCGCATCAAATAATGAGTATAATCCTTTAAAGGATGAATCTAGTCGACGTAGCTCTGAGAACTATAATCTAAATCAAGGTAATACTCGTGGATTAACTGATAGGTATACTGATTTAGCTGATAGTGGTGGATATGACCCTGATACCATTTCTAGAATTAGGGCTGCTGGTTCTGGTGGTGGTGGTCATGTTGATGATTTGGATGAAAGTAGATGGGGCACAGCGATTAAGGGATATGAGGATTTTGCTACGGGTGGTGGCGGAATTGATAAGGCTGGAATTAGGGCGCGTAGTAATTCTGTTATTCCTTCGTTTTATAAAAATCTACAGAATGAGCAATCTAGGAGACGACTGGTTAATCCTTATGCTCCAAGTTTTGATGCGGAATCGGCAGCGATGGCTAGACAATCTGGGCAACAGACTCAGGAAAATGTTAGAAATACAGAATTAGATATTGAGGATCAGGTTAGTAAAAATAAGCAGTGGGGAATTTCAGGGTTAGGTGGACTGCAAACTAACATCGCCGGATTAAAACAGCAAGGACAAATCGCTAATGCAGGATTTGCTGATTCGGCTGCATCACGTAAGTCGTCTAGTGAAATGGCAATCGCACAAATGGTTGCAGACGGTAAGATGCGTGGTCTTGGTGGATTACAGGGAATCGCTGATACCCAGAATAACAATGCGCTGGCTTATTCCAATCAGCGTTATTCTGGTACTGGTGATAATCGCGGGCAAAATCTGGATACCATTACTAATCGTCAAAATACTACAAGTCCTTGGGGTACTGTCTTAGGTGCTGTTGGTCAAGGTGCTGGAGCTTATTTTAGTGGTGGGTCTAGTATTGCAGCACCTGGTGGGATGAAGAAACCTAAGTCATTTGGAATGAGTGCATAATATGTTCCCATTAAAATCTAGACTCAGGAATGTATTTGGTCCTCAAGCTCCTACTGATAGGTCTAATGATAGGAAAATCTTTGGTGAGCAGAAGATTGATAGACCTATTGTTAATCAAGATACAGTAGATAACGAGGAAGATACTCCTATCAGAGCTGCTGGTAAAAAGTTAATGGGACTCTATTCAGAGAGTAGTCCAGCTAATGAACGCTATACTAAATACTTAGAAGAACAACCTAGTGAAGCGGATTATGCACCTTCTCGTAAGCGTAGGCTAGGAGGTGCATTAGCTGCTAGTTTAATTGGTTTATCAGACCCTAAGCTCGGACAGGAAACAGCAGATAACATTATTAATGGGCCCTTTAGGAATAGATTAAAAGATTGGGAACGTCAGAAAGCTCCATTAGCTGCTGCTGCAAGTGCTGAGAAAGAAGATAGGACTCGTAACATAAGTGCATTAAAGACATTTATTGATTCTGAGCATGTAGCTCAAATGGATAGGTCTTTAATTCAATCTAGAAATGATAATGCTACTCATCAGAAAACTCTAGAAACTCAAGCTGCTGCAAACGCTAAGGCTGCTGAGGATGATAGAATTCGACGAGATACTGATAGAACTACTGATAATACTAGACAGGCAGCTAGAGATAAAGCTGATGAAGAATATAGGAAAAAGACATTAGCTCAGGGTTCTGAACGTATAGGTATAGCAAGAGCTAACTCAGCTATTTCAGGTCGTCGTGCTAGTGCATATGAGAGTTCAGTTAATGGACTGAATACTTATCGTGACCATCTTAAGAATAAGATGACTACTCTTAAAGGTGATACACCGGCGGCCCAAAAAACAGCGAGTGAATTAGCACTGCATAACATTATACTTACACCTGGTAATTCTCAGCGCTTCGCTAACTTCTATCACGTAGATGAAAAAGGTAAGATTAGTATTGACCTACCTAATAAATCTATGTTTGATTCTGAAGATGATTTTAATAATGATGTAATTGGATATGCTGGATTTAAGAAGGAGTGGGATACTGAAGTAGCTAAAGTATTGGCTCAGCAACATCCAGTAGCCCCAGATAAAATAAATAATACTCCTCCTCCTAAGCCTGAGAATAAGAAATACGAAGTTACTCGTAGACCTGTACCAGCTAGTAGGTAATAGTTATGCCAGAATATTACTTAGACATTAAAGATAAAACTACTGGTAAAACTAAGACTGTCAAGTGGGATAAAGAACGAGACCCATCTGATGAAGAATTAGAAGCATTAGCTAATACTCCAACTCCCGCTCCATCGTTCGGAAGTAAGTTATTAAGGGGAGCTAAAACTATGGTGGGAGATGTAGGTAATGCGGCCTTAGGTGCTGGAGAAATGGTTATTAATCCTTGGGGTAAAGCTGCTGATTTATCTAGGGATTTATCTATTGAATATGCTAAAGAAGGTGCTGGTTCTGTTGCATTAAGTGGAGTTGAAGCTGTAACTGGATTACCTATTAGACAAACATATAGAGACTATCAAGCTGGTAAATATCCTGAAGCTATTGGTCATACCTTAGCTGGTATTGGTATGGGATATGCAGCACATAGGATGGGTAAGTCTGCTAGAGAAGTAGGAACTGGAGCTAAGATAGAACCAGTAATAGATACTAATAGAATTCCTGAGATTAATCTAGCTAAGGATGCTGGTAATGGCAAACCTATTGGGCCTGTTATTGATACTCCGTTTGAGAGTTTATCTAAGAATCCTGAAACTCCAACTATTGATTTACAATCTCAGCGGTTACAACCTGAATTAAATCTTGAATTTGATCCTAAGGAAGTTCAACAGACTTTACCATATCGTTATTATAAGGATAGGTATGAAGGTAAGTTTGATGTAACTGGTCCACAACAGCCTGAGCTATTTGATGTTCCACGAGCTAATGAAACTGTTGTAACTAGACCTATGGTTCCATCAGAATTAGAACCTAGAATTGCTGGAAGTGATAGACCTACTTGGAGTAGATTTGCTGAACAGCGTGAATTACCATTAGAGTATGATGTAATAGGCCAAGCAGAAACTAGTGGAATTCCAGAACTTCAGAGGGCTGCTAAACAAGTAGTTGAGTCTGAGGCTGTTAAGAATGATAAGACTACATTCTCACGCAGTGAAGGTTACAAGAATCCTGACAAGGGAAGAGGAACATTTGGAAATATTCTTGATGACAATTTTAAGTCTAACTATTCTATGCTTGTTAATGATAGTCCAGCAGGTAAGAAGATTGCAAACCTACTTGATAAATACAGGACTGAGACTGGTAGAACTTCTGGCGAAATAAGTGAAAAGCTAAAAGCAGTAGCTAATCCTCTCAATAGAGCTCAGTTTAGTGAATTCCAAACCTTACTAGATAAGGGTGGTATGTCCAATGACCCAATGGTATCACTTGCATTGGACACTGCGAGGTCTATTGATAATTCTTTTACTCAACGCATTACTAACTCTGGGTTACATCTTAAGGACGCTGAGGGGAATATAGTTCCATTTACAGGTAAGGAAAACTATTGGCCTAGGATGTATGAACCTTCCATGTTTGCAGATAAGCCAGCATTAATAGAAAGGCTTATTAAGAATGGAATGAGTCCTGAGGCTGCTAGTAAAGCTGTCGGAAATATGCGTCGCTTTGGTGAAAGATTAATTGATCCACAGCATCAGCGTGTATTAGACTTACCCGAGCATCGTAAGGATTTGGGCGCTTTATTAAAACATTATGATGATATGTCTCATAGGGTTGCAGCTAGTGAAATATTAGGTGTTAAGGATATTGCAGATCCTAATAGTACTATTAGCCAGCTAGTTACTGGAACTAAAGATGTTGGTAGGGTAACTAAGATTCTCACTCAATATCTTGATAGGGATAGTGGAGTTGCACCATACGAAGCTGACTTTGCTAAGCAAGTTTCTAGGTTTACTACCCTATTCTATTTATCTAAATTTGCAATATCTAATACTAATCAGATGATGATGACTCCAGTTCTTACTAGTTTCTCCACGACAGGTAAAGCATTTAAAGCATTTCTTAGTTCACCTAAGAAAGCATGGAGTAGAGCTGAAGCTCATGGTGCATTACAAACAGTGCTACAAGAATCTATGAGGGAAGTAGGTGGGGAAAGTACTGTATCTAAGATGTATGGAATCAAAGCATCTGAGGGTTCTAACAGAACTATCTCGGCGATCGCAGGTGAGTTGTACGTGCAAGATTTGTTTAAGAAACTTAAGAAGAATCCAACAAATCAGAAAATTAGAAAGAGTCTGGAAGATTTAACATTTGATAATGCTGATGAGTTATTAGCCCAGGATGAACTTACTCCTAAACAAATCTCATATGGTGCGGTTAGAACTGCAGAGAAAACTCAGGGACGGGCGCAATCTTTAGATCTTCCCTACAATTGGGATAGAAGTCCATACATTAATCTCTTATTACTTTATAAGAAATTTGCATTCGTTCAGGGTAGGTTAATTAAAGATGCCGTTAAGACTAATCCAGCGCGGAATATTCCATTACTCCTAGCATTATTTCAGGCTGGTGGTGAAGCTACGGGAGATGCTAAGGCTGCACTCTCTGGTTCAATTACTGGTGACCCAGGGAAAGCTATTGAGGATAGAGGTCAGTATGTGGGAACTGATTCTAAGGCATTGAATAGAATCATTCAGAACTATGCTGATTCTATGTTCTTAGGATTGGCTGGTGATGCTATGCAGGCTACTAAGAGTGGAGCTAAGGGATTATATCAATTCGCCGCTGGACCAGTAGCTAGTTTAGGTATTGAGACTACATCTAATATTAGAGCTGATATTGCTAATCCGCCTAGTAGTATCAACAAGAGTCAAACAGCCCGAGGGTTAGCATCAAGGGTTCCTTATTTTGGAAGTGCTATTAATCGTAAGATGAGGAATCCAAATCCTAGTGGGATTCAATAGCTTTAGTTAATCTTTCATATTCTTTCCATGATATATCAAGTTCGTTTCTACCACCAGTAAATGTTACTCTATATCCACCCGAATGTAAAGGTTGGATATAGAGTACATTATCCATATTAATTATTATTTCATATCCATTATCATTCTTAAAGTTTATTATCATCTAACACCTTATCAACTTCTTGAATGAATTGAATTAACTCAGTACTATCTTGTCTTACCCAATGATTTTTTAATTCTGCGATTAGCTGTCTTGCGATAGTTTCGTTTAGGAGTGGAAAGTTTTTCTCCTTCGACTGGATTACTGGTAGGTACTCTAGATTTGGCATTAACTAATTCCTGTTCTAATTTAGTAATAGTAGACCTATATCTCTCACCCAAGCTAAGTAAGTTATCAACTTGATTCTTCAAACTCTCATTAACCCGACTGAGATATTCTTCTGTAGATTCATTAGCTAATGTTCTAGGAAGTTCAGTATTATCTTGATTACCTGTAACATTAGTAATGCCTTCAAATTTTACTTCATTATCTCTATAGAAACTAGATGGAATCTTACTCCAAGACTTTTCTCTACCAACATCTAATCCTTCAATCTTAGGATTAATTCTAAACTTATCATCATGATAAAACTTATCATTATCTTCCTGATGCATTAGAACTGCTAATCCCCACATAGCTCCTGCTAAATGGTCATCTTCTTGCATGTATCCAATCATATCAATTCCAACAGCTTTCATATTACAATTATTCCTAACCATACTTGCACGAAAGGCATCAGAATATGATGTAAGATGTTCATAGATATGATTTAATACGTCAGATGTAGGTAATCCCTTTTCCCAATTCCCCTCACCATATTTAAGAGCGCCGCCACTATATACAGTAGGACCAACACTAGATTGCTGTGGTAAAGGTTCACCAGTAAATCTCTTAGCTAAACGATATAGTGCAGCACGCGGAATTAAATCAAATCGCATCATCCTAGAACTTCGCTTAGCACCAGTGTTAAACTCTTGCATGTAAAATCTCCATAAATCATTACTAAGACCAGCAGGCTGACCAACGGCGTAAAATATTCTACGACTAGGATCATTAAAGAATTCAACTTGCTTTGGATGAGGTCTGTATGCCATTCCTCAACTCCCATTTTCTACGTGCTGTATATCCTGCATTCCAACTATCTATCCTACATCTCCTAATGACTTCCTTAATACTTGTAGTTCCTAACATAGCTACATACTTCTCTATACATTTTTCCTGACGTTGTATACTAGTAACTTTAGCTCCTTCCCTTCCTAATCTTTGTCTTTCATCCCTTGGTAGGTGACTGAAATTTTTCTTCATTCTTTTGATTCTCTAATAGTTTTTTATAATCTTCATTATCTAATATTACAAACTCTCTAGTCCTACCACCTCTTATCCTTTCCAATTCTCTCATTAAATTATAAACACCATGACCAAATGGATGATAACTTTCTACTCTCCCATTGATTCTTTTAGTTAAATCATATACGAAGTGGTCAGTAAATACTACATGTGCTGGTACATTCATTCTCTCATTACCCTATCAAGATTAACTAATACTCTCCATTCAGTTTTATCGTAAGTATGTTGATGTTTACCATCCCTAACTATACTTACTGTATCTGATGTATGATGAAAGATTAATTCTACTTCATGTCCTGGGCAACCAGTTTGTCGGCAATCATTACAACAGTGATAATTTCTACTACTTCTTTGAGTGGTCATATAATTATTATGGTGCCCCTAACTGGACTCGAACCAGTATGCCTTACGGCGCAAGATTTTAAGTCTCGTGTGTATGCCAATTCCACCATAGGGGCATATTTAATTACTCTCTACACAGTTCTAAATAAACTTCAGCCTCTAATTCTTTCTTAATTTCCTGGTAAGTTTCATCATCTTCCATTTCAATTGATTCAAGTAAATGTTGGAATCCTTTCCTAGCTTTTAGATTCTTTAGAACTACTTCAACTATCTTAACTGACTTATCTTTTTCGTGATTCATATTCCCGTTCTCTAAAATCTTGCGTTCATTATCTAAGTCTCTATTCAATGCACTATGTTCAGTAAATTTATCTGGATATCTAGCTTTAAGTTTCTTGATATTAACTTCCTGAACTTGCTCGAATGTAACTCCTAGAGTCTTAGCAAGTAAAGCTTGATACCAGAATGAATCACCCATTTCCTCGGCTACGTTTACAATATCAATTGGCTTGCCATAGATGATATGTTTCTTCATAGCATCCATTAGTTCACCAGCTTCAGTTACCATACCCATAGCTGCATGAAGTATCTTTAGAGTAAATTCATCCTGAAGTCTCTCAGCTATCAAGTCATAATTCGGTGCATCGGTACGATTAGCCTCATTAATATAATTCATAGTTTTGTTTTCTCCGCATAGATTCTTTCAAGTATTATCTCTTGTCTCTCAGTTAATCCTTTATTAATTTGCATCTTAAGTGAATCAATAAAGTTAGTTTCCCAACTAGTTAATTTATCACTCGCTTCCTCTTCAATAGTTTCTATCCAATCCTTTAGAATACTAGGTGACTTAGGTTTCCACATTTCACTCATCATTCACCACCCTATGCCTGAGTCTAATGTGAATATCTAATTCTGTTAAACTAAGAAAGACTTTACCACATAGTTTACATTCAAGCATAATTATTTACTCCAGCAAATTCTGCAGAAATAATAAAGTACTCCAGTTGGACCTTCCTTACAAACCCATTCATGTTTGTGTTCATTCTTTAGAACTGTTATGACTGGCATCTCCACCCTTTTTAGCTGCCTTAAATGCTCTATACTTTTCTAATACTTTCTTCGGAACTTGATATACATGACCACTACCATGTTTCTCAATCGCTATGAATCCAGCTTCCTCTAGTGTAAGTGAGATAGTAGTCAAATCATTATGGTCAATATCACCTTGGAATCTTTGTAGTATACTAATCCTCGTAGCATGTCCATCCTTAATTTCTAAGTATTCCATAATCATTGCAGTTTGATTAGCTAACGTAGACTTACCTATTCCTCGTACTGCTCTAGCTGAGATTTCAACGAATGGTTCGCATAATGATATGGCCTCAATCATATGTTCCATCTTTATAACTAACTCCGTTCCCTCGGATAAAGCTAGTAGCATAGCAACCTTTAATGTATGGTCACCTATTCTACTGAATGTTCCAGTCTTATCATGAACTTCACTATCTCCACGTTGTACTGGACCGTAGAAGTTTTGATACCAATTCTCATAGGTTGAAATAACTTCTTCATCTAAACTAAACTCTCCAGTAATTTTACTTATAGCCGTTAGATAACCTGCTAGTTCTTTAATGTTAGGAACTATACTTGATGGTCTAAGTAATGCATTCAATCGTTTAGGTGCATCAGCACTTACTACGAATGTCCTACCTAAAAAACCACCATACATATCCTTAGCTTCAAAGAATGATTTCATATGTTCATCATTCGTCGCAGCTAAAAATGTAACTGTTGGTTTGTTAAGTTTCTTAACTCCCGATTTCAGGTTAACAATCCAACTCCCTTCATTATAATTTCGGTCGTAGAGATTAGTGAGAATAGTTAAAGCTTGTGAATTATTTATAATTGATGCACTTAATTCACCGCTAACGATAAATCCTGCAGAATCTTTAATTAATACTTTGCCATTGCCCGAACCTATAGTTGTTGCAGAACCTAAATCGTCTAATATCTTCTCGATACTACCTCTACCCGACATTACCCTAGTACAATTAGCTTCTTGTACTATTCTTTCAATTAAACTTACAGGATGAGACTTCCTTGTAATACCAGTCTTAGCTAGAAGTAGTACGTAGATATTCGGATAAGTTTTATATTCTTTTGAACTACGTGCTATCCATACATGATCTTTGACTGATGCGCTTAATGCTGCAAGAGCACTCCAAAAATAGTAATGTCTTGGAGCCTCATATAATTCTGTCTGGTCCAAGAACGTCTTAATCCAACTCATTCTTTTCTACAATATATATTCTTTTACATTTAGGGCATTGCAATGCTATATCATTTATTTTCTTTAATTTAGTATTACACCATAGGCATTCCTTCATATTAGGATTTACTCGTTTATCTACATGTAATTGAATATCACTAAATATTTTTCCCTCCACCCCTAGCACCCCCATATAACATTTGATCTTTAGATACTATCAATCTAAATCCATCACCATGACAATACCCGCAAGAATATCTCCTAACATATAATACGAATGAAACTGGAGTCCATCCTACACCACAGCAAAATGGACATATAACCATATCATACTTTGGTTCTGGTGTAGAAGGACTTTGCAATTTCAGCTTCTGATTGTTTAACATCATTAACTAATTCCATCTTTAACATTGGAGAGACTTTATATTTTTTGAGATCTTTGTAGTTCTCTCTGCCAATCTCAACATCGACTGGTATAACCAACGATCTTCTGGGGATACTGCATCGGCTAAAGTCAATAGGCTGTTCTCCATACTCTTTAATGATTTGATAAGCTTCATCAACTTCTTTCTCGGGACAGAGTAACAGTCCTGCATCGTGTGATTCTCCTACAATTCTAAGATATGGTGCATACTTCCTGAGTAATAGTAGAATCCATTTAGTCTTATCTGTCACACTTTGTTGAGGAATGAAAGCATAAGCTTCTTTCCACATATCTCTATCCCAATCGCCATAGAACTGCCTCTTTGGGAACCAGTTCTTACCTTCACAAGGAGAACTTCCTGTAAGAAAAAAATCCTGAGACTTAAGAGCCTCTTGAATTCCCAAGTGAAAGACCTCACGTATCCTTGGGGTGTATTTATGGAATACTTTGAGAAGCTCATTAGCTTTATACTCACTTATCTCTACGTCAATTCCAAACTTCTCTGCGTCAGTATTAATAGTAGTCATACATGTACGCTTCTGCATATCTAAGTGACCTGCATGGCGTAATGTCTTACCAATAAATCTCTCAGGACATTCATAGCCTAACTTGGATTTACTCCATTTTTCCCAAGTTCCACCGAATGCCCAAGATGCTGTCATTGCGTGGATATCAATCGTGTCAAAGTCTCTAAGCGTCTTTTCGTCGTCGGCGAGAAGCGAACATACCCTTGCTTCAGCTTGAGATTGGTCAAAGTTAATAAACACATATCCAGGGTCAGGCACAAACATCGTTCTAATTGCGCCTGCTTCGCCATGTTTGGATAAAGTTTGGAATCCAATTCCCATATTGTACGGTCTGATAGGTGGCGCGAGCAACTCATTACTTGTTCTTCTAGTCTCTGTAGCGCATATAAAAACTGACGTTCGCATTCTTCCATCGTAATCTGTTGGAGATGCTAATGTCGTGGACAATAGTCTCCTCACCTTTCTATCAGCTAGAATTAATTTAATGGCCCGCTTCTGTTCAGGTTTCTTACAATGATTACCTAGTAAAGCTACGAGAACATCCTCACCAGTTCCAGCTCGAAATGGAAGTTTAAGTTTCTCATACAATGCTAACTGAACTTGCTTAGGAGATGCTACGTTTACATGCATTCCAAGTATCTGGAATAACTCAATCTCCATCTTAGCTTGTTTCTTACACCACTCATTAATTAATTGTTCTCTAACGCCAGGATTAATAGCCATACCTACACTCTCCATCTCAGAGTATAAGTAATGCAACTCCATTACAAACTCGTAATAGAAGTCTTTTAGGTCAAGAGATTCAAGGTCAGATTCAAGAACATTATCAATCTCCAACGTAATAGCTGCATCCTTAGCATTGTATAGCATGAACTGTTGGATGTTAGTCTTGCCATACTTAAATGCTTCATACTCAGATTTATAATAAGGCTCTCTAGTATGTATTGAAGTCTGAAATGCGAGCGACTTAGGAAATTCAGGACATACTACATGGCCCTTTAACATTGTATCTGACTTGAAATTATTTAGGTATAGTCCTAACTTCTCAAGCTTGGGCCCGTCGTATTTCCAATTCTGTCCTACCTTAGCAATTCTTGCATCATTGTGAATCTTATCAATCATTATCCAGAGTCTAGATACATCTTTGATACTTCTATTCTTACCTAAAGGTCCATCAAATAATGGTACACTTACAGCCTCAGATGGATCGAATGAAAATGATAAGCAGAAGGGAATAAAATTAATCGATTCAATATCCTCAGCTACCCTAGTCTTTTTAGACCACCGATTAAGGAACTGTAAGAATTGATTAGAGTCCTCAACTACATGTAAGTTCCTATTAGGTAATCTTAGTTCTCTAAATTCACCCTCTATCATTGCACGCTGTAAGTCATGTTGGAATACAGCTTTCTCATATGGCTTCCAACTGAATTGACCAGCTTCTCTAGAGTATAAGAATCGTGCTGGATGATAAGTAGCTACAGCTTTTCTACCATAACAACTTAGAATACTACCACGATAATCATCAAGTTTACCAGGTAAGTCTAAAGCTTTATATGCATTCTTACCTAGTATGAGTAAGAGATTAGGATTGAAAGTATTGATTTCCTCTTTCAGGAATTTAATTTCATCCTCAAACGCTACTCCACTTTCATGCATCTTACCCCAGTCATTATCCTCTAGCTTAGTTTTCACCACATTAGTTACATAGCAATCTGTTCTCCAGTTATTATATCCTAATGCTCGTAATGCTTTATCAAGTACGATCCCAGAAGGTCCAACAAACGGTGCAAGTTGTTCTTCTTCATGTTTACCTGGCGCCTCCCCTATAATCATTACCTTGGGATTTGGACTACCTTTACCCGGAACAAAGCTACCACTCATCTATTGTTACCTTAGTATCTTCATCAACCTTAGTTAATACAATTGATTCACTATTATGTAGTGAATTCAATAACTCAATTAATACTGATTCTATTTCCTTTGGTTGTTTAACTTTAATCTTAGCTTCATGAGTAGAACCATCATTAATTACTACTTCATCATTATTATAATCAATTAATATTTCAATCATTATTTTTTCTCCAACAATAGTTCTACATTCTTAAATAATAGTCCATTACTAGGACCTAATGATATAATCTTGTGATTATTTTTCAGGCCCAATATTGCAATATGAGTAGACTTATTGAATACATATTGACAACAGTTAGCATATGTCTCAGCATCTACTGGATAAGCTAAGGGCCAAGCAGTAATACCATATCTATCATTAAATTCCTTAATTAGTTCAGTGGCTTTCATGGTTTGATATTAGCTTTCTTAACATCTAAATCTAGTCCATGATTACGTTTCGTTAGGAATTCTAACAAACAAGAACCACATACATGTAAGTTAGATCTAACATCTTGTGGTATAATTATACGAATTCTAAATTCTCCCCAAGGTAACTCGAATGAATCACTAGCTCCTGGTTTCTTACACAAATCACACTTAACTTCAATCATTTCCTACCCATCTTATCTATAGTTATGAAATATACATCTTCACTCTTTAACCTATTAAGTTTAGTTGGATGAAATTGATAAATATCTAGATGAATTGGATTCTCTACTATCTTATGTACTCTTTCATATATTATCTCCTTATTAGAATATAGAGTTAAGATAACTCTCATTACTTCCTCATGTAAATTAAAGCTTTAGATCTACTCATATTCATTAGCTCTGCATGGTCAGCTAACTTATTAATTAACATTATCATCTCGCTAACATATGCTCTAGAGACATTTAAATCCCGCGCCGTATCAGCAAATGAATGTCTTGGTTGGGATACGAGACATGAATTATGATAGATGTTAATTGCTACAGCTTTGCGACTCCAATGTATATCCTTATTTATTTCATCAATGGTTTTCTGGAGTAGTGTTCGCATAAGCTTATTCTACGACAGTTACATTCTTCTTGAGGAGTTCTACTGTATTCTGGAATGCTTTCTCTAATAGTTCTGGAGTGAGCTTAAGAGGATAGACTGAACCAGACCTAGCCATACCAGCCATAACACAATCACTAATGAAATCTAGAACGTCTACGAGATTTACATCCTCAGGAATTCCATCTTCCCGTGTTAGATGATGCCTATTGAGTTTCCTATGCCTATCCCACCATTCATGTTTATCAAATCCAGTAATGAAATCAGCATGGAATGAATTAATATCAGTAATTTTATCTGTGTCGTGATTTAAATCAGCATCCCATAGCATAGCTCGAAAGAAATTAAGTGCTTCTCTTACATCTCCAATGTGCTGTTTAGAACTAGCTAGAAGCTGTTCCTTAGTTACATTCTTAAAATCACAAGTTCTAGTATCTGCTGTCTCACTCTTACGAATCTTAATCATAATTTAATCCTCAAAATATTAAAAGAAATGGGATGGATTTGGGGTATCATGTAAGGAGCAACACCCGTTTATTTTTATATATCACGGCATCCCATAATTGACTTACTCTACATACAAGTGTGTTCTAACAGCCGCATCCTTAGCTTCAAGTAACTTCCTAAGAGTTACTGTTCGTTCGGGATTTTGGGGGTAATCATGTGCTATCTTATGAGCTAACTCACAGAATGGTTTAGAGATTGCTTGTAACTTCTCAGGTAGATGTTCATACTTGAAAAACTGTAGCATCCTATCCATCTTTATTTCCTCTCTACTAATTCCTAACCAATGAGAAACTTCCTCATGGTATAAGTATCCCCATTGTTGAAGTTTCTCATTCCAAATTGGTATAAGATTAGTCCTCTGTATCTACATCCTCTGCATCATCTTCATCGTCATACTCATCATCATCTTCAGCATCATCCTCCTCTACAACTTCAACATTATCATCTTCAGGAATGACAACATTCTCGGGATTAATTTCTGGACTCGTCTTGTACTCAAAACTATGCTTCATTGTAGTCTCCAATCAATTAGTTAGTTAAAACGATTATGCAGCCTAACGAAAGATTCAATTATCTGGCTTTCGTGCATTTTTTAAGTCTCTTAGAACGTAGACTATGGCCTACTCACCACAATCAAATCGAGTTAGGCTGCATAAATTAAATACTACGCATTAGCACCCATCGTAGCTTCATAAGATGCAACACTCATGAAACCATTAGGTGTATTGTAAATCTTCTTATCGTTGGGATTCTCCTTAGGTTCCACAAAAATCATGAGTTCCTTATCAGTGAATGCATCAGTATCAAATGCTCCACCATCTTCACCAACTTCTGCGCCACATGCTTCTGCAAATCCCTTAAACGGTCCAAGGAATTTCTCAGAGAATGAGCAACGCACCGGAACATCCTTTTCAGAACCTTCAATAATCTTACAATAGAACACATAGTTAGTGCTCTGGTCCTTCTTAGATGCTTCCACTTTAGGTTCCTTGACAACACACTTATACCAGTCGGCCTTTTCGACCAACTTTGTTTGCATAATGTCGTCACGGTTCAATCGGATAATAGCCATTTGATTCTCTCTTTTCTTTAACGTGTTGATAAGTTAGTTAGCTCAGTTAGTTAGCTCGAATAGCTCAGCTTGAATCCATCATACCTCCCATAATAATTAATTAAGAGTCTTAGATAGTGGATGTAAATTCTTAGGCTCGGATTTACCATATTCAACCACTAAGTTATAAGCTAAATATGCAAACTCAGGCTCAGCACCTAACGCTAGTAATGCTTCAAGAAAGATACTATCACATAGAGGCTTGATTAAGTTTACTCTAAGACCAGTATCAGTAATTAGATTACCTTGTAATCCTGCATCATGTAGGACTGAAGCCCTGTTATACTTATTCGACTTAGGTAATAATCCCCTTAGTATATCTGGTGAACTCATTAAATCAGTTTGAGTACCAGCTTGAACTGTGAATGTTCCCTTAAATGATTCAGAGTAATAGATTAGTGGCGCCGCTACAATGAAATTAGTTCCATCTATATCTTCCAGCCATAGCTTAGTTAGGAAGTCTGATTTCATTTTAATGTTCCAACTTTCTCTTCCAATAAGTTAGACTCCTCTTTCATTCTATATACTCGCTCGAAATGAACATCAGTAATACATTCATTTAAAGCTAGATTAGAACCTACTATATTAACTGCTTGCCATTCTTTATCAACTTTAACTATTACTTCCACGGTAATCTTAATTAACATTTATCCCCCCGCTAAAATCTCAGTTGTAAGTTTAGGCATGATTAACTCTCCAGGTTTAACTACAGGTTTAGGAATATGCTTACTTAATTCCTCAAAGAATACCTTATCAGTGAAATCAATGTTTAAGGGAAGTGACATAGAAGTCTTAGCTGTATCATTTCCTGAATGTCTAGTCCTAATAGTATAGCTAGGCTTAGAATCAGCACTCATACCAGGTTTAATATTAGTATGATACATTTCATCATAATATCCTGGTACTTTCTGTCCAGCTTTCTTACCACCCGTCATTAGGTATCTAGCTATGTGAGTCTTACCATCATCATTCTCTTCCCTAACTTTAATTACATGCGCCGTTAGGATGAAATTGATTTTCATAGACTTGAGAATTAGAGCATGTTCAACTATGAACTCCTGGATAGCTGCGCTTTCAGCAGAAAAATCATCAAGAGTATTAACTCTAAATTCTCCTATTGTTCTACCTGCCTTATTTCCTGATTCAGCTTGAGAATCCTGTTTAAATTCCTTAGTGTTACTAAGAGCGCGGTCAGTAAAGGATGTAAGACTATCCATTACTACATTCTTTAGACCTTTAGGATTCTGTTCGATTAGTTGGAATTTCTTTCTAAGCTTTGCGAATGAAAAATAGGTATCATATTCCACATTATTAAGTATCTCCGGTCTGTTGATTCTCCTATAATAGTTTGCCACTGAACGCATTCTATCCTCAAAATCAAATACGTATGTTGGCCCACTGATAGCGTAGGATATGGCAGCAATCGATTTTCCAGTTCCGTTTTCACCTTTAATAATCGTATGGAATACGTCACCAATAATTACATCACTGAGCTTCATGGTCTACTTCCTCAACTCGCATTACTGCATCCTTATCTAATGCTAATTGTACTGCTTGTTCCATTTCAGTTTCAAAATCGAAGATTCCCAATACATCATCAACTTTTTCACCACCATAGAATCCAATAGTTAGAACAGTAATTAATTTACGTTTCATTAGCTTTATCCTTAGAAGACTTATCCATAGCATCTATCTTCTCTAATTCAAGATAGATATTTCTAAATTGCAACCAATCTCTATTAGCATCATGTTGTGTTCCCCGATGCCATCTAATGAATGCAGTCTTAAGTCTAGCTAATCGAATAGGTTCATTCATTTATTATCTCCTATTTAACACTTCTCTTACCATACGATTGAAACATATATCATCGTCATGTGACATATCATCAGTACTAATCCTTCTCATTTTCTCACCATGCCTAGCTTCTACATGGCATCCTTGGCAAGAATAATTTAACTTAATCTCACCCTTAATAACAGTCTCATTAATGATAATTTCATATTTCATTTCAGTTTTTCTAACAACTTTTCCAATCCAATATCCCTATTCTTCCATTCTTCATATCGTCTAATGATATTACTTATGAGAAGTTGTATCATCTTTCAATTCCTCTAAAAATTCAACTACTTCCTTAACTTCAACTTTAGGCTTAGTTGATACAATACATTCACTACAATGAACTGTCTCTCGTCTTGCTAGGTCACGTGTAATAAGAAAGTCCTTACCGCAGAATGGACATAGAGCTATCTTATTAATGATGAATGCTTCCCTAGTGTAATGAGTACAACCAGGTAGCATACATCTAAATACTACACTCTTAACTAACTTAACTTTCCTATACTGATGAATCTTGTGTGGTTTGATAACCATTGTTTTTCTCATTTAACACTTGGAGAGTCTAGTCCAGTATATAACATTATAGCCAGTGATACTGGACTAGACTATTACTCCCAACTTAATCCTTCTTCATTTTCATCCCATTACAGCAGGGGTCCATATTGGATTTTATTGAGAGTCTCCAACTCTTTGTTGCAAATTCAATCTATACTAATCTTGTAGAAATATTCTCTATTCATTGCTGGATATTCTACAACTTTACGAGTTGGATGTTCTCTTGCATATTCAGCTTGCTGAGCAATCCATTCCTCTTTAGTTGCTAATCCGATAACTACAAATGGTTGTTCTCTATAGTTACCTTCATGGTCTGATAGTTCGCCGTCATTACCATCATATCTCTTACCTATCTCTAGCTTATCTTCACTAGACATAATTAACATTCTAAGGCTTTTTCCATTCGCTTAGTTAAACTCTCAGCGGCGGCTTCTAGGTGTGGAAGTAATTCCATTCTATGTTTATAACCATGTAATCTAATAGTTCTAGTACATTCAACTAATGGTAGAGTTATTTCATTATTATCAGCATTGGTATAAGATGCCATAACTCTCCAACTATCACCAAACTTACCATACTTTAAGAAAACTTCATCAGAAATCTTAACTGTAACTGGAACTCCTATACCAATAGTCTTAAGTTCTTGCTCGAATGCTAGTATAGCTGTATTCAATAGGTCAGTCACTCTGTTAAGTTCCTGCTTAATCTTAAGTAACTTCTCTACATCATAATTCATATTTAATTATTCCTCTATTTTAATACCATTAATCATTTCTTTTAGTTCAATGATATATCTCTTAACATGTGATAATTCATTATATTCATCATTAACTAGGATATTCCTAATAAATTTACCCTGGTCAATAACTCCATTGAGTTTATCAATCAGTTCAAATGTATTCATACTATTCTTCCTTCGGAGACTCAGGGTCCCAGGGAGCTTCAACTTTATACATTTTTTCGATAACTCCTGCTCTAGCTCGTGGATCTACAGAGCATATAGGTAACATTCCACATCCACCATACATACCACACTGAGTACGACGCATGGGAAATGTATTAGTCTCAAGACAAAATAACATATCCTTAGCTATTCTAGCCGTGTTATGTATCCACTCTTGTTTCTTCTCATCATTGTAGACTAACTTAACTCGTCTAAACTTCTTCTCAGGTGGATAGCTAGATTGAAAGCCTATCTTATTTACTGTGAGAAAGTTAATACCTAAAACTGTACAGTAGCCGGTAAACTGGTTCTCTGTAGCTAATGGTTCAAACCATCTATCATATGTCTTATGGTCTACCGCCATTAACGGAATCTCTGGCTCACCAGCTACTGTAACGTCAATCTTACAAACATATAAGAGGATTAGTTCATCATCCTCATAGATAACTTTTTTATGAATCTTCTCTGTCTCAACAGGTAACCAGCGTTCATTCTGATAATAAGTGAAATACTCACCCATATTCTCTAGAATGGACATACCCCTCGGGACATCAATAGCATCGTAATGATTAATTCGCGCGCGCCCTAATTCTAATGATTTAATTCTAGCATTCAGCTTATTCCTGCTAGACTTATATTCATTATAATACTGTTCAATAATATCATGACATAAACTCCCCCGCTGAATAGCATATTTAGATTCTAAAGCTCGCAGATTATGCACGAACTTATGCTCAAAATCCCTCTCACACTTGGAGAATGAATCTAGAATCTGTGAATCAATCTTTAGAATCTTCTTTGCCATTATTTAATACACTCTCTAAGTTCTCTAGCTGCTTCTTCAATAGCTTTAGGATCATTATATCTAACATCCCTAGTCTTACCTTGAATAATTACTCCCTCATCATTTACATATGAGAGTCTAACCATACCGTTAGGAATACTAAATTGTACTAGTTTCATATATCTTCCTTATCTCCATACTTATCCTTCATGTTCTCTTTCCACTCTGACCTAGGAATTACTCGATTTCTTTCTACATAAACTAGTTCACTCTGTAAATCTTCAATCAATCTTCTTAACTGCATAGATGTGATTGGTACACTCAGGGACATTTGTCCTTTCTTCATTATGATACAGATAGCATCATTTAATCGCGCCGTTCGCAATTCAGTTGTATTAACTTCTAGTAGTAACATTATCCTATCCTAGCTAGTAAATCTTTCAACTTACCTATTTCTAGTGGGTTAAGGATTATTATGAAAGTATCACCATCTCCATTAACTGTTTTAATTTCTAAATGATCATCATCTAAGTAAAATTCTATCCATTCTTCTACATTTCCTAAATTTCTTATTATCTCTAAGTCTGGATTCTTATTCATTAAATTAGCTCGGACTGCTCGGACTGAATACAGCATACTCAGCTATCCTTCTAGCTTTAAGTCCCTTAGATTGAATTAGGACTCCATTCTTATGAAGCTTATCCCACCTTAACCATTGATTCTCTATTAATTTACCTCTCTTACCTTGTAGTAATAGCTTAAGTAGAGTACTAGACTTAAATGCTCCAAACCCAATATTATAGACTAGACTAACTAGCGCGTCGGACTCATTCTGAAATAAGTTCTCATTCCTTAATATAATATCAAGCTTAAACTCAATACCATCACATTCTCTTTTCATCCAAGTATTAGCTTCTAATGTAGAACAAATATCACCTAACTTAACTGGCGTTCCATTGGGATAATGAATACAACCATATCCAATAGTAGGTATTCCAGCCTGGTCTAGATATGCTACAGTTCTAAGCTTTTCATATTCTCGTATGAACTTTAATCCTAATGGACTAATCATTACTTTATCTCAATCACTAAGATAATCTTATTTTCTTTACTTGTATCAATAAATACTGAATCTATTGGAATTAGATCTTCCATTCTCTTATCTGAGATGTGAATTTCCTCATCTCCTAGAGTAGATGGAATCATTTGAATTAAATCTTTGAGTGTCAAATTAATATCCTTCTACATTCTTAATCTTGAAATAATCAGCTAATGCTACACTCTGTACGAATGATTTAGATACATTAAACCTATTAGCCTCTTGTTCCAGTCTAGAATTAATTTCCTTAATTACATGACCATATATTCTTTTTCTAGTTCTACCATTCCTTAGAGGTTTTTGATATCTCATATTATTTAATTAGCTTTAATTATATCTTTAGCTAGTTTATCTAGAATTTTTAATAGTTTTTTAGTATCAGTTTGCTTAGGCCAAGATTTAACTATTTCAACAATTATCATTCTTTGTTTATCATTTAATTCCATTTAACTATTCCCTAAATTAGCTCAAACTATTAGCTCGGATTAACGAATGACTCCACTAAATACATGTGGAAAATACTCTCTAGCGAATCCATTAGTATGTCCTTCGGTATCTACTGGCATTGCAAATACCTTAGTTTCATTAGAACTGAGATACATGAACTTATAAGGTAGATTCCTGAATGACATTATAATAGAACGCTCAGGAACTAACTCATCATTTATATATAGATGTTTATTCACTCTTGATGCTCACATCACATCTTAATTTAGCTGTATCAGAATTAATAGCTCGTTCTATCTCCCATGCCATATTCAATACTTCAGTTTTATTTTCAACTTCTCCTTTCAATTCAATCTGTAGTTTAGTTCCATCTGATTTTCGAGTGTAGACTATCATTGATATAATCATTAGTTTAGCTTCCATTTAATTCCTGCCCTTTTCTTACCAATCATATCTGCAAGCTGCCTAAATACTTCGCTTTCATTCCATACTACTTGACTATTACTCATCATACCCGATTTTACAAGCGCTCTTTTACGTTCATTGATTTCCGTCAGCATTTCATCTATAGTACCACCAGCAGTCATATAGGTAGCTACTACATTATTTCTAGACTGACCAATCCTTCTAAATCTAGCTTCAAATTGTTCTTCATTAGCTGCATTCCACTGTCTTTCCATAATAATGCACTCAGAACAATCTTCCTGTAGATTTAATCCTTCACCCGCTGCTAGTGTGCTGGCTACTAGGATTCTATAGGATGTATTTTTATTAAACTTCTCTACTACGTCATTTAGGTCGAAGTCAGTCATACTTCCTTTAATACGTAGGACTGACCCAAATCCACCCATACGGCACCATTTATCTAGTTCAGTAGTTAGCATATTAGCTACATCTTCATGATGTATTGCAATAGCTAACTTTCTACTAGTGCTCATAAGGAAGTCAGTAGCAAAGTCTACAGTATCAGGTATCTTACTAATACCTACAATATGTCTCATCCTTTGTAGGATTGCAAGTAAATCTGAATTTTGCGCTAGACTAGACTTTTGATCTTCTAACTTATTAACTAAGTAAAGATAATCTGATTCAGCATTATTATATGCCTCTGCAAACTTACCTTCTAAGTCTACATATTGAACATCTCTACGTATCCCAATATATGGTATCTGGTCTGATACATCCTGTCTTTCACGTCTTAGAACTATCTTACTAGTTAGTCTTTCAAATAATTGCTTATTCTTAAGTCCCATTTCCCTTAACTTACCATTACCATCATAATAATAAGCTATGAACTGGCGCATAAACTCTTCACGATTATTAAAATAGTGCGGCGCTAGGATGTTAAGTATGGTGAAATACTCACTAAGCCTATTTTTAAATGGTGTGCCACTTAATGCAATAATGTGCTCGATAGAGTTATCTTTGATAAACTTTCTAATTGCAATCGTCCTTAATGAGTTCTCATTCTTAATATGCTGGCATTCATCTATTACTATGCATTTAATTTCTCCCAGACGTTCAAGAGGATAAGTTCTCATTAAATCCATACTAATAACATAGTATTTAAGTCCAGGAAGTACAGCATGACCCTGCTGAATAACTTGACTCATAGACTTGTCACACCAGCGATATAATTGCTTGAAAAATTGTAGGGTGAGTTTCTTCTTAACGATAAATAATACTGGATAGCATTCGCTATGATAGTGGAGTAAACCTAGAGCTTGAATAGTTTTACCTAATCCCATCTCATCAGCTATGAGACCAGTGCAAGCATTAGCTTCCAGGAATTTCATACCTTCAATTTGGAATTGATAGGGTTTATCACCCTCTAATGAATGAAACTCAGAGAACTTATCAACTGGAGTAACTACTACTTCCTTAACTGAGAAATGCCCACAGCTAAGTATGTAGAATAGCTTTTCATTAGACGTAAACTCTCCAATAGAGCTTACAGACTTAGAGCAGGTGGGACACTTAAATTCTAGTTGAGTTATTGTCATAATTCTGATTCTATGGACTAATAGTTAGTCGAATAGATTAGCTAGGCCAACCAATAAAATACTGCGCTGCTTCTTTCTTTTCCTCAATAGATAGAACTTGTGTAAGTCTTTGTGCTGTTTGTTTCAATAAATATAAAGAAACATTACAATTCTCATTACATAGTTTCTTATGCGCGTCGGCTGCATTTCTAAGATTAATTATTTCTGTTAAGTTAGGACTCATAAATTAAAACCCAGTCTCATCGAGGTGAACTACTCTGTAGTTTCTTTCAACAAATATGGTAGAGTTATTGATGTAAGAAGTAGCTTCATCAATAGTATTGAATATCCTAGTGAATAGCTTAGTCTCACCATTCACAGTATACATGATACCATACATTATTTAGACTCCTTATGCTCAGCGCATAGCTTAGAACCATCATTTACCATTACCTTACAGAATTCACATTCTACTGGTATAATAGCTGGCCTATGGTCTGTGCAATAAGATTGACCTTGTATTCTAGGATTCTTACAAAACTCACATTCTGTAGGTTGAGTTACTTCAAGACTAGTAGAGCATACCATACAGTTAGTCATACTCTCAGTATTCATTGCCTTACACTTAGTACAAATCTTAAATTTACTTACTGGTGTGGAATGCTTACCTAGTCCCATCTCAAAAGTTTGAGCTAACATTTTCTTAATAGCATCTGCGGCGTCAGCTTCACTAATTCCAAGCTTACCAAACAATGCAATAGTTTTATCGCCTTTAACTTCTGAGCCAGTTTTAGACTTAGACTTTCTAGAGACTTTAGATAGATTAGCTGGATTATAGTCTGGTAATATACGAGACTTCTCTACTTCTACAGTCTTTTTAATCTGATTTTTTAAGACTTCCGCAGCCCAAGATTTCTCCTTCTTCTCCCATATCTCGAACGCGAATCCCTCAATAACTCCTGATAAGTATTCAAGTGCTTCCTGAGAAGACTTACCAGCTATAGCTTCTGATAGTCTCTGAATGTTAGCATTCTGGAAATCTTCAAATGATTTAATCTCAGTCATATCAGTTACCTTAATCCAACTAGTTATATGAGTGTGTATCTCTACACCATTAATGACTACTTTAAAAGTTAAATCATCACTTTTACTGGCGCTGGATTCAAAGTATGATGATTTAACTATTGAAATATTCATTATGTTAAATACTGAAATTAGACTGAGCATAAGACTTACCGCACGTAGCAGCAATAAACCAGAATAGATAGTTATTGTAAAGATAATCTACATATGCACTGGCATAACCTATAGACTTTCTATCTATATATGCATTCCAATATATTGCAGCGCGCCGCTCATACTCACTAGCATTAGAATCTACAATCCATTCATTCATGTTATTTAATCTCCTGATTTGTGAAGTATATCCTAGTTAGGTATGAGTGTCAAGGTAATAAACTTAAACTTAAAGTAAAGAGTATCACCATATTTAACATATTGGATATTCCACATACTAAAATCTATTCTCTCTATCACTATCACTATTACTATTAGAGTCAGAGTTAAAGAAACTAACAATGACTAAGTAAAGTAAGAATGGTGCGAAAATCACCCATTTAAGAATGAACCATATAACTACTAAGAAGTTAATACACTCCATTAGTAGCTGGTTCTTAAGACTAGTCAGGATACTTTTTAATGTATTCCTTATGGAGTTTTTCAATGTCTTTCTCCGCATTTCTCATTACACTTTCAAGCGCCTGAGCTATGGTCTTACCACTATATCCCGAATGTTTTAAATCTGTTTCATTATATCTCAGAATAGCCCGCATATAGTCATATGTACTTAGCTTCCTATCTACTTGCTTGGCTTTTAATACTTCCAAGTCTTTAGACTCTTGTTCAGTCATTAGTTATTCCTCAGATAAGTAATCAGGTTTATCGTTAGCTGGATTATGTGATTTGACTGGCTTATCTTTAGCTTCACTAGAGTATTGATAATTGAATGCTCTAGTATCCTTCTCCATTACATGATTAGAGCAGACATTCAATACAATTTCTTTTCTATTATGGGAACCTTGTTTAGTTAAGCGCCGGATAACTTTATAGTCTGCCCTATTATCACAAGACTTATCATTCCAAGTCTTATCCTCGCATGGGATAGATTTAACTCTATGAATAATTATGGTGTTCATGGTTGAATATAATCCTAGGGTCATATAGCAGGCTCAGAGTGCCCTAGAGGCAGTCCCGAGCAGGCTAGGACAGGGGTCAGTCGGCCTAAGTGCTTGACTCTGAGGGACTTAGAGGCAGTCTCCCCCCTTGCTATGTGAGTATACCATAGGCCCTAGCCCCTTGTCAAGCGGGTAGTGAGGGTTTAATGTAGAGGGTTCTATTCTTTTTT